TTACTCCTATGTTCTCTGCGCTCTTGGTAGACCCTCAGAGTAAGCGTCAGTATTTTCTCTTGCCTCTCCGTAATCTTTAAGTCTTGTTAATTGATCCATAAACCTTTTTTCATATTGTTGTATCAAATCAGGCTCACCCTTCATAAAAATATACGCATCTACTAATGATCCAAACAATAATGCAAATGGCGCATTAGTGCTTAACCATGTTGTACCACTATCTGCACCAGCAGTTAAACTAGTTGGTCTGTAATAATAATGTAATTCTATTGCATAATTTGAGTTTGGGGTAGGGCCAACGATAAAATTATTTGCATCAAACTGCGCATAAAATCTTGGCTTTGCTGTGGAGGATGAAGCATCATATGCTTCTTGTATGAAGTTTACATCTTTTTGCAAAAGGAATGATTCACTGCCTGCTGTAGTGATTTGAAATGAAAAAGACGCTAAATAATCTGCTGGTATTGTTACAAACTTGTCACTTGTTGTTAATGCTGATGTAACATTCTTTCTAAATATCTCTAAATCAACATTCTTAAATATTCTTTCTTCTGCCGCTTTTATAAAGTCAGATAGATGATTTACAAAGGATGTTTCTGAATTATCAGTGTAATCCTGTATTGCTGTTTTTAATTGCGCAAATGTAAAGCTCATCTAAGCCTCCAAAGTAACTGGTCCTACTGTAGCAAACACACCACCACCTGTTATAGATCCAGATGTAGATTCTGCAGCAACAGTAATAGTATATGTATCATCTGTTAATTTAGTTATAGCATATCCTGTAGCTAAGTTAAAGTTAGCCGCTGTTAATCCATCAAAACCTAAACAGTTTCTAAATCTTACTGTATCCGATGTAGATCTTCCGTGATCTTTCTCTGTTACTGTAACAACAGTACTACCGCCTACTGCAGCGGCTGTTGTAAATGGATCAACCAGTAGCAGCCTCTCTGTTGCAGGTTCTATTCTATCTGGCCTTGCATTTAACAAAGACTGACTGTCATCTGTTTTAAATTTTCCTAAATGGTTCTGAGGATGGTCTGGATCAACCACATCATACCCGACCATCATGCCAGTTTTAGCGCCATTTCTAATCTCTGGTATTAGTTCTCTAAGCGGATACCTAAATCCTGTTTTGTCACATATACCATATGCATATTTACCAACTGAGTAAGGCATTACTTTTCTTTCTTAGTTTTATAAAAATACTCATCGCTATCACCAAATCTATCTAATTTACCTTCGTTTTCAACTTGATAATAGTCTGTGCTGACTAAAAAATCAGGTGTTAGAGGCTTATCTGGTGTTAAGCTATTATCGTATATTCTTGTTCTATTATTTGGATACAAACAAAATTGACCGTTTTCTAATTCCAATAAATTATGTGACTTGTGTTCTTGTGGTGTTTCGCTTGTGCTAAAATCAACTGTATCTATGTCACCATGATAATTATCTAATGTAGCTATATAACTGCCTTTGAGACTACCTGCATCTCTCGTATATATTTCATATGTCATTGATCCTATAAACTGCTTTTGTATGCAGGTTACATTGTAATCCATGCAATTCCAAAACTGTAAATTATACAAATCTAAGTCTGGCTCTGGCGTTTTTGGCTCACTAACAAAAGCGCTTATTGGTAGTTTGTCAAACATAGCACCGTATTCTGGTAAATATGTTTCAAAATAAAAAGCTCTACCGGGCAAAGATTTACAAGAGACCCATATACCTTTTACAAACTTGCCATGTCCGTCTTCATGATCACGTAAATATTCTTTTCTAACCCATACTTGGACAGCAGGTAAATTGCATATTAATCTCGACAACTAGTAACCTCTATTAAATCTGAGTCCTTTTGTAGCAGCTCCCCCACCACGCATTTTAATAACTTTGCCACCTTTTTTCATGTATCCCATTTTGTTAACTACATCAGGTCTTTCTCTTTTTAACGCTTGAAGACCTTTGGCCTCTGGTGGAATAGGTTTTTTCATAGTGCCGCCTCCTGCTTTCTTTTTAACTTTTGCATAATTTTCTGGTGACATTCTTGCTTTTGCAAACTTTTTACCACCTCTCTTCACTAAATTATCATAAGTAAACTGTGCATCGTAAGATGAAGTAGGCTTACCTCCCTTTTGAACAATATTACTTCTTTTCTTTTTTACAGGAGCTTTTTTTGGAGCAACTTTTGGTGTTTTTTTCTTTTTAGGTAAATCAAGTTCAGGACCTGTAACAACACCTTTGGTCTTTTTAGTTTTAGGTTTAGTGTCTGCAACAGATTTTTTAGGCTTTACTAGCTCAGAAATACCTGAAGTTAAAACAGCCCTGTTAACCATCTGCTGAAATCTTTTAGCATTTGTTGGTGACATACGAGATACGTTAGATCTAGGTGTCACTGCTGTACTAGGTTTTTTTAACTGAGTTGCCCTTGGCTTTGTTACTGCTGTAGACCTTAAACTCTTTGGTCTAGGCTTTGGCAATGGCTGTGTTTTGGTTCTTTGTGTATTAGTAACAAGTCTTTGGAATCTTTGAGATGGTTTTAATATTCTAGGTAATTGACTTAAAAATTTTGGTATTCTTGAAAATGGTAACACACCCATACCAATATTCATCATATCTTCTTTTGTTATTCTTCTTTTGTTAGGCCCTGTCTGTACATTTTTATCTTTTTCTATTCTGCCAGACATGACATTATAATTAGGGTCATTTATTTTTCTCTTAGCTTCTTCAAGAGTTAAACCGCCTGTTTTTATTTTTTTCTTTTTCACAGCCATTATTTTTTCCTCTTCATAACTTTAGATTGAAACTCGACCTTTGAATCAGGTGCTTTTCTCATGTCTTTACCAGATACACCGCTACCTTCTTTCATAAACATTTTTTTCTTACCTATAGATTTTGGTCTTGGCTTAGGCTTAGTCATCATTGGTCTTGGTTTAGGAGTTGGTGTAGTTGTTTTTTTCTTAGGCTTAGATCCTGCAACACCTAAAGCACTAAGTGTAGGCTTTGGTGTTTTTCTTAAACCTTGCGCTGTCTGTGAAGATCTTTTGCTTATACCGCTTATAGTTTTGCCTTTACCGGGCTTTTTTGGCACCATTCTGTATTGACCACCTCTTTGTGGCTGTGTTTTAGCTGTTCCTGTTGTTGCGGCACCCACATCTTTTGCAGTCTTTATAACCCTTTTTGCAACTTGGCCAGCTCCTTTTATAAGTCTTGCTTGTGGTGTAATAGCGATTGTGCCTAGAATAGCTTTTTCTACTTTACCTGCTCTTCTTCCCTTCTTACCCATGCTTTCAGCTTTTTTCTGGTTAATATTACCTTTTCTACCAGACATTACATTGTAATCAGGATCAGTGATTTTTTTCTTTGCAGCTTCTAATTTTCCACCTTTTTTCTTAGCTAAAACTAATTCTCTAATTTTCTTTTGAGCCTCTGCTTTACTAATTGCACCTGATCTAGCTGCGTTAGCTAAATTTTTAAACTGCCCTATTTTTGCTGGACCAACTCTATCTTTTCTTATTCTAGTTACCTTGCCACCACCAGCTAGTCTTGGATCACTGCCTTTTGGGCTGGTTCTTGGACTAACTCTTTTCTTCATGGGTCCTCTTGGGTCCATGCTTTTTGGCTTGGACATTCCTCTTGGTTTTGGCTTTGGCTTCATAGGCGTTAATTTTTTTCTTGGTTTGATTTGTAAGGGCATAATTAACCTCCATAAAATGTATTGTAAGGAACAAATCTAGCAGAAGAGCTGTCTTGGTCTTCTCCTGCCGCTAACTCAAACTGAAACTCGTACTCTTGTTTAAGAGGAGCAACTCTGTTTGCAACTTCTGGTCTCTTCATAGCAATGTAATAAGCCAATCCAGAAACAAGACATGGTGCAAATCTTGGTGGTACAAAAGATGTTGTTGTCCCATCAATACCAGATGAAATACCATCTATTCCCACAATTCTAAAAAAAGATAAAGTATATGTGTCTGCACTGTCTGGGACAGGCCACATCGTAACTGTTACAGAACCAGCAAGCCTTTGTACGAATATCTGTGTAGGCTTACCTTGTGTGTTCTTTGCGCTTTGTTGTGCATATGTTGATACACTAATTCTTGTTAGGTTTGTATCTACCTGACTTGTACCAGTTCCAGTTCTAATCTGATGCTCTAATATATCCACAGTATCTGTAGGCATAGTGTATGTCGCTGTTCCTGAGCTAAGTGACAATGTGCCAGATGCTATTGTCCAAAGATTTAGTCCTCTATTCTGCCACTCCATAGTTAATAAGTTAAAACTACGTCTGGCATTTCTTAAATCATTACCTGTTCTTAATTCTAACCCTGCTCTTGCATACGCCTCTTCAAACAGGTCTGGTATATCTGGAACTACTACTGCCATTTATTTGACCTTTCTATAAGCTCTCGTCTTTCTTGCAATCTTCTTTGGCTGTTTAGATACTTGTTTACCTGCTCTAGTTGCTTTTCGCTTAGCAGCCGTAGAACGGGCATATTCAGAGGGCGAAAGAGCCTTAATTGCTTTTTCAGGTAAGTAACGCTCACCTGTTGCTTTTGGCCCTTGTGTACTAGGTTTACCACTTTTGGTTCGCCACTTCTGTTTACCCCAAGCCTTTAAACTCCTTTGTGGTTTTTTCAATCCGCCCATTACTTTTTATTCATCCAAGCTGTTGTACCCATGTATGCACCCACGATGCCTGCGCCTGAAATGTAGAAAAGTGAAGAAATTTCTGCAAGTGCATTAATTCTTTCTATGCTAATAAAAGGCATGAACATCATAAAAGTAAATAATCCCATAGCTATTAAAGTATACCTTGCCATTCTTAGTTGAGCAAGGTTTTTGCGTAAGGCTGTTTCTGTTTCCTTTATCTCTTTCATATTAGAAAGCTCTGCATCAGAAACAATGCCATCTCCATCTATATCATACTCATTGTACTTACTTGATGATTGTAATTTCTTTTGTTTCGTTTTCATTTGTTCTTAACCGCACTATTTAGTGAATTTATAACATCATCTATATTAGGCTCTTTTTGCCAAGGATTGTAAACACATTTAAACTTCTTTGGACACCAGCTTTCGATCATCATCTC